TCACAGGGAGTCACAGACGCCGCGCAGGCCGACAACGCCACCCGCAGCCCACGGATACGCATACGTGTCGAGACAACGCGCGCCGCAGTACACGCCGATGCTCCAATGGCCCCCGCCAGCGAACGCACGCCAGGAAGCGTGGTTCACGCTACCGCGCGGAATAGCGGCGTCCTGGCCGACGTTTACGACCGCAGCGCTCCATGCCCATGTTCCGCCAATATCATAGTGATCATCGAGCCATTCCCAGAGATTCCCCGCAGCGTCCACGACATTATACTGGCTAACAGCCTTGGCCACCGCCCCAGCGAGCGCCGGGCCCGTGTTACTCGGATGCCCCCAGGCCGTGTCATTGCTCGAATTCGAGCCCTGAGGCGCTCCCTCTGCGTAGCGCAGAAACTCTTCCACCGTCGGGAGGCGCTTGCCCGCGTTGCTGATCAGCTGGTGGAAGTCGGACCGGCTGTAAATGTTGTCACGGATCAGCGCGGCCCCATATCTGCTCACGGGAATATTCTCCGGCCAGGTCCCAGGCCCTTCCGAGTTCAAATAGATATCCACCCAGAGGCGGCCAGGGACAACTTCCACCATGCCCGACGGGTCGCAGGACGGACGATGGTGTAAGTCCCAGCACGAATTCGGTACGATGCCGACAGGCGGGACGTATGTCGTATTGTACCTGTAGGCGATGCCGCGCACCCGGCCGACGTGGAACCCGCCGACCTTGCGGCTAGTCTCAGCAGACTGCCCGACCGGATACGTTGAATTCTTGGACGCCAGCCACGCCGCAACGCCGCTTGGATCTGGAACGGCATATATATAGATGTCGTCTCCAAGCGTGAGGCTCGAAAAGGACCCGTCGTTGTTGCCCTCGGCAAGCGGATCCCACCCCAGAGCCTGACGCAAGAGATACCCTTTGCCGTTGCCGCCGATATTGACCATCCCCTCGGGGAGCGAAAGCACTTCGCCGCCTGGCTCCTTGGAAATAGACCCCAGCAAGCTAAAAAAACCGGCCGCCTGGGCCGGGATGATGAACAAATCTCCCGCTGCCATTTATGCCTCCTGAAGCTCTGTAATTTTGGCGAGCACATCGCCTTCCGAATACCCTAAAATCTCAATGGTTGCGCCCTGTGCGAAGGCGCGGCGCTCCTGTCTTCGGCGCCCGTCTTCCTGTTCCAGAACGATATACTCCGGGGCCTCCCCATCGGGGGTCTCCCCCTCATCAAGATACCTGTCGAACTGGTAGTCCCACCGGCCCGACAAGAGCCCTTCCAGGTGGCGAATAACGACCCGCCTATCCACCTCGCCCCGCAGGGCCGCGGCGTGGATCCGCTCATAGTCTTCGCGCGTCTGCAGGCGCGCAGGAACTCCGTGCATGCTATCCCTCCTGGATGGCCAGACAGCCATCGATCGTAGACAGGTTGATAAAAGAGGCCGCCCTGACGGCAGCCACAAGACCAGCTTCCAGCGCGTCCAGGTCCCCATCGTCCAGCACGCCGGGCGCGTGCCTGTTCGCGATGAATTGAGCAACGCCGGCCGCAATATGGGCGGCCTGCCTGTTGGCCCTGTTCTGGATCTCCAGGCGGGCAAGCCCGGGCTGATGCCCACGAAGCCGAAGCGTGTGGGCGGCGTAACTCGCCAACGGCTCCAGCTCTCCGGCTGCCTCTGTCGCGTCCGGAGCGAACGGCAGGATCTCGCTCACAGCGCCTTCGTTAAGTGGCATAGTCGCCTCCTTCTATAGGTATGAGTTTCTTGGCCCACGATCCCGAGCCCCACCCGGCAAGCGCCTCGGACTCGCAATTCCAGGCAAAGAGCGGCCCCGGCGATACGGCGACCGCAAAAAATTCCACTTCCACACCGGCAGGCTTGAGGGGGATGTATTGCTGCAAAAGCAGCTGCTGCATAATCGCGCTCATAGGCATTGCAGAAATGCCGACGATCATACTCATGTCCCCGGAATCCTCGATAAAAACCACGGACCCTTCCACCGAAAACGCAGCCGCCCAAATCTCGTAAGCGGACGGGATGGTCCCGTCCCACGAGTTCGCCGCGATTTTGGCCTTGAGTAGGGTCCTGTAAACATCGTCCGGGAGGCTCACGACGCCCGTTTCCGGGTCGTATCTCCCCCGCCAAATCCCTTGACCCCACCCCAGGCCGTCCACGTTCCAGCTGAAATACACGTCATCGAGCGGAGCCCTGACATTACGGGAGCGGCCAACACGCACGCCTACCGCATCGAGCTGCACGCCGACAGCCGTGTCCACATCAAAAGCGTGGCGCATGTCCTGCAGCATGGCCTCCAAGTCACAAAGCGGCTTGACCAAGGCCTCCACGGCAGCAGCAAAGCGCGGACGCTGGCGATGCTGCGAGGTGATCAGATCAAGATATCTCTCAGGCACTCACCACCTCCAGTTCGACATCATCAAGGGCGCAAGACGCGGCCGCGTTGAATGCGATGGATAGGTTTTCAGCCGAGAGGATTTCACTGGCCCCGATCTGCAGAGAGAGCACATCGAACGATCTTCGGCCGGGCACGGGCTCAGCGGCGTTGATAGGGGTGTACAGCTTGGACAGCATCACATCTTCGCCGATTTCGAGGGCGCTGATGTGGGCAGACAGGTTTTTGCGGATCGTCTCGCCCGTAGCCGAGACATAGCCGGAGAGGGGGCGGATAGACACGCGAACGGCCACGGCGACCGGGGTCGGCCGGAAAAACTTGATTACGCTTGCGGATCCGTAAACATCCCTGAGACCCACCTCGACATCGCCATGCGTCCCGCAGCCAGGCGTCTTCTTTAGGGCTATGGCCGTGGCGACAGCCTGGGCGTCACCGCCTTCGACAACCAGGGACACGCTATGGGGCGGGAGGCCGTTGCCATCCTCCACCGAGGAGTCGTTTTCATAGCCCCGGCACCTGGTCACACCAGGGACCGAAGAGACGCCGCCTACAATCCCGTCAAAAACGGTCTGGGACGGAATGGCGGTGCTGATGCGCTGCCGCCCCCTAAGGTCCGCATCCGTCTCTACGGCAGATCCGGGCACGGCCGCTTCTGCATTCGTCACCGCTTGCCAGCCATAGACCGGGGTCGCGATATTCGTGATCTCTCCGGCGGCGGCGCGGATCTCTCCCGGGTCCTCGGCCAGGGCCGTGACGGTGATCTCTCCACCGACAGGAATGGTCAGGGCTGGCAGAAGCCAGCGCTGGTCCGCCGAGTCCGTGACAACGCCGCCGGTGACGGCCGTTCCCGGGCGGCCAATTACCCTCAAGTCCACCTGGCTGTGGGATGCGCCGCGACGACGCAGGCCATTCACCTTCACCACACTGGACAACCCGGCACCCTGGGCAGTTTGGGGCGAAAACGCGTTGTACACGCTGGCCGCCAAGGTGTGGCAATCATGGATCCGCAGGGCGAAGATGGACAAAAGCTGGCCTTCCTGGGAGTCCGGCTCCAGGTAGACGTCCGGGCCGAAAATTCCCCGGAACTCCTCTTTCAGATCCTCCAGGATCTCGGAGTAGTCCGGGATGTGGACGCCATGCTCGTTGATATATGCGGTTGCCACTACATCACCTCCTGAACTGTTGTCGGGCCGTAAACGGTATCGATGGTCAGGTTGACGGTCAGGCGCCGCGTTTCGCCATCAAGAAAGCTCTCGTAGCTCGTGATGGCGGCCACGCCTTCGGTTTCACGAACCCGCTCCCGGATCACGATGTCATAGCTCTCCTTGGTGTGCTTCCCAAGGACGGCCGGGGCGTACGGCGTGCCCTCGGCCAAATCGAGGAACCATTCCCCGCGAAGCAAGCGCAGGCGGGTCACGACGGCCTGAGCCACCGCCAAGGGAGTGTCCCGCAGGTAGTCGGCATCTCCATGCCCCATGATCATGTCCCCCTTGTCGTCGAGGCGGCGATACATCATTGCGGCACCCCCGTCGTTCCGCTACCCGGCTGCGTGTCGCCGTGTCGGTGTCCCATCTGGCTGATCCCGCCGGCCACCTGGTCGCCGGTGCTCGAAATGCTGCCCGTAAAGCTCGCCTGTGAATCCCCGCCACCAAGCCCGGACATGGACAGGCTGTTCGCCTGAATGTTGACGACGGGAGCCGTCAAATTGATGCTTGTGGACGCCTCCATGGTCACGTCGCCGCCGGGGGAGAGCTCGACCTTCGCGGCCGGGTTCTGGGCAAGGATAGTGTAGTCTGGGGCCATGGTGACGTGCGCCTGGCCGTCATCGGTCCGCAACTGAACGCGCTGCGTGTCCACGGCGGGAGAAAGAGTCTTGGCCCTGGCCCTGGGGCCGACCAGGGCGAATCCATCAGAAAGATCGTGCATGCGGCTGTCCGGAGTCTGAGCGACACCGCCGCTTTGCCACCACCCGTCAATGCATCGACTCGCGAAGACGACCAGGCAGGCGTCCCCGGGCTTGATCGGGTGCGTCAGCGTGAACCCGCCCCCGGAAGGAAACACCACCGGGACATCGACCAAGAGCGGGAGATTGACAGCCAAGGCTTTGCCAGCCTCGTTTTCCTGCATGCCCTGGATAGCTGGCTGCACGGCCACAGTCATGGCCTGGGGGTCGAACGACTCCACCAGCCCGGGCAGCGCCGTCCACATTTCTGCCTGCTTGCCATCAAGGGCGGCCCTCAGGCCTTCAACCGGATCCTCGATTCGTTCTCTGCGGTCCATCAGCGCACCATATCCAAAGGGAGGTAAGAGGTGTCATCCAGGCCGATACACAGGGCGTCGGCGTACCAATCGTTTCCGCGCGTATCCCCGACAAAGTCCAAGCGCAGGATCCGGTACAGTCCATCATGATCCAGGCGCGGCGGATAAAGGGCGCGCATCTTCAGGTCAGTCTTGACCTGCTGCACGCTCTTGTTGTCGAGCTTGATCCGTCCGCCGATGCGCAGCGAAGGGTTGAGCAGGCAGCGGACTTTGATTCCCTCGTTGGTCTGCTCAGGTGTCCCGATCAGGCCGGTCTCGTGCGTCAAGACTACGGCCTCTCCGGGGAGATATCCGGACGCCTTCACGACCTGAACCTTGCCGTCCTGGAAGGACCATTCGCACCCGGAGCCACTGGCGGCATCCCTCATATGTTTACGGGCCATCCCGTACATGACCTTCCCGCGCGGCAACCCGTTGCCCCCTGGGTCTGTCATGTGACCTTCCTGGACGCCTTTCTCGGAGAATGCGCCCTGGCAGACTTTCATACGATCTGCCGGCGTGCTCCCGGCCGCCAAAGTGGTATTGACCACGGCGTAGTTGTAAGCCCAGTCCCCGTCCGCCGCGATGATTTCAAGCCAGGTGTCCGTGCCGTTTTCGCGGCCCCGGCGGACCTGCCTGATGTTTCCGGAAAAGATGATGCCGAAGCCGCCCTGGTACCCGGCTTGAAGCACCACTTGGGAAAACTCTCTGCGGATGGAGTTGGCCGTGGCCTCGGACGGATTGTAGACGCGGATCTCTGCGCTGTTCGGGGTCTCGACAGCCCCCTTCGACACCTTAAAAACCACGCGCAACTCGCCAAGTTCAAGGCCTTGCCCATTACTCCCGGCTACAACCAGGGAGCATTCGCGCAGCCACTGGCGTCCAGCTTCTGGGGCCTTCTGTTCGGTCACGCTTCCTCCACAACAAAGACCAGGTCCGCGCCGTCGCCAAGGTTTTCAAGCGTAGGTGGGAGCGATGAATCCACCCAGAGTTCGCCGCCAAGCCCCAAATAGGCGTGCTGTTCGAGCAGGTCGCAGCCGGTCGTAAGAGGGACCCCGGCCAGAATGGCAGAGGCCCCGTCTTGGCTCAAAATATCCAGGTGCCAGCCGCCTTCCTCTGCCTCGAACCATCGCACCCGCAGGCGGTATTCCGTCCCGGCCAGCGTGATGCCGAAGCTTTGCGGCTCCGGAGCCAAGGGGATCGTGTAATAGGATCTTGCCATCAGCCCAGCCCTCCCTTGAGCATGCTTTGCCGCTTCTGGGGCTGCTTCTGACCCTTATCCTCGGTGCCACCCGTCTTGGAGGCAGAGCGTTGGCGGCTCCTCGGGACAGTGGCCACCCTTGTCTTGACGATGATCACTTCCCGGCACTCGGCCACGAACGCCAGAACCGCCTCGGAATCTGGGTCCGTGATCACGCTCAGGCGCTCCAGGAGCATGTTCTTGTACGCCCGCTTGCCGGTGATGATATCGAAGGGCTCGCGGCTGCGCTGCAGCTCCAGGAGCTGTTCATAAAACTCGACGCTTGGACGGCCGCCGCTGTCGGACTCCCGAGCATCGGAGACGCCGCCCCGAATCGTCACCTTTTCAGCCATCCGGAACGCGTGGTCATTGATGCTTGCGCCCTGTTCCACCGGGTGCTCCGTGATCTGCAGGCTGTCCTCGTGGGACTCCTCGACGACCACGTCGGGGAACAGCTCCCCCAGGGATCGGCGGGGGCGGATCAGAACGGGCTCCTGGCTCTGCGACATGCTCATCTTGCCGCCCCTCTCATGTGGCGCACCATGTCAGCGTTGACCTGACCCTGCTTTGCCGCCGCGCGCTCTCCGGCCACAACCGGGTCGGAGGTCGTAATGTGAATGTCCGTCTTGGCGTGCAGCTCCATGTTCCGGGCCGCTGCCCCCTCCATGACCGCCGCCTGGGACGGGGCCGGGGCAAGGGCCGGGGCGCTGGTGGCCTGCACCGAAAGGGACGCTTCGGCCATGGCCGAAAGGCCGGCCTTGTCCTTGACCCAGTCGGGCATCCACTCCATGAGCCCCGCAATCTTGCTTCGCACCCAGTCGACAGCCTGCCCCAAGATGCCCGTGATGGACTGCGCAGCAGCGCTTGCCCACCCGGCGAAGTCGGGGAAGTTCTGTTCGACTCCGGACCACATGCCTTCAAAGATGGCGAGAACCGCACCGGCCAAACCTTGGAACGCGCCAAGGGCCGTGTCAGCCAGGTTCAAGAAGAGCGCTTTTCCGGCCTCTATGGCCGCCGCCAGGTCGCCGTGGAACAAGGCGATCAGGATGTCCGCCAGAAGCTGGGCGGACCGGATCACGCGCCCCAAGGTCTCGCGCATCGTCTCCAAGGCGGAAGCGATGGCCGCAATGGCACCCTTGCCGAGTTCGAGCAGCAAGCCCGCCAGCGGCTTCAAAATTTGAACGACCTGGTCAATGGTCGCAGCCCAGGGAGACCAATCGAAATAGCTTTCCCCGCCCTCCATGAAGGTCAGGTAGTCGTCCACCAGGGCGATGATCCCTAGGAGCCCGGTGATGATCATGCCCATAGGCGTGGCCAGAAAGCCAAGATTCAGGAGCTTCCAGGCCGCAACCAGGCCCACCAGCCCAAGCACCAGGCGCTGCTGGCCATCGTCCAGGCGGTCGAACCAATCGACCAGGCCGGAGATTACCTTGACGGCGCGGTAAACAAAGGCGCTGATCACCGACGACACGCGAAGGACGATGCTGATCAAGAACTCCATCACCCGACGGATCCGCCCGAAGTTCTCGACCACGACCTTGCGCAGGTCCACCAGGTCGCGACGCATGCGCCCGATAAACGTCACAGCCACGGCCTTGGTCAGCATGGTGGCCACCGTTTTCAGCTTGGCCAGCTCAGCCAGAAAGCCCTTAGAGGCTTCCGCAGCCTGCTTGGCGTCCGTCCCGGCCACGGCGTACATCTTCCGGAATTCCTCCCGGAGCTCCGAGACATCCGACGTCAACATGGGGATCAGGGTCCGGTCGATACCCATCCGGTCGGCAAAAAGCTTGCGCTGCACTTCGGACATGCCGCGCATGCGATTCCCGACAACCTCCAGCGCCTTGGCCGCGTCCCTGATTCGAGGATTGCGAGAAACCAAGGCCTCCATGCTCCTGGTCACGGCGTCCAGGCTGGACCCGGATTGCTCGGCCACATAGCCCAGCTCTTCCAGCCTATCCGTCGTGGTACCGAGCTTTTCCGCCTGCAGGGCCATCTCAGACTCTGCCGTGGCCACCTTCACCATCCCGGCAAAGATCCCGGCCGCCGCGAGCTTCACAGCCACACCGAAAGCCGCGACCCTCGTCAGCGACGATTTCAGCGACTGCTCGTCAGCTCTGAAGCCCACGGAGGCTAGGAATTCGGCGATGACTCCGCCTGTGCTCATTGCGCTTGTCCTTTTTTGGAGGCCATGTAGCGGCGCTCGTTCTCATGCCGTACGGCCAGGGCGTCATTCATCAGGGCGATGTCCCCCAGGGACACCGTCCCGTCCTTCAAACTCTCGTATCTACACATGCCTTCAAGCACCGGCCTCATTATCCAATCCTCTCCCCCGGGCAGGCTCACCCATGTGACATCTTCCGGAGCATCCCCCCCAGGCCGGAAAGGGAGGGCAGGTCGGCGAAAAAATCAGACAGATTCACCGCCATGACCTTGGCCGAGATGGTCAGCATTGCGGGCAAAGACAGGCTGTACATCGTCGTCCCGCCTTTTCGGACAGGAGCCCAGCCGCCACCCGGGTTCTTGCATTCAGCCGCCTCAAGGCACGCGTTGATCACGTACTCCGCGTCCGCGTCGGACAATGCGGCCACGGCCTCGGCAAGCGAGGAGACAACCGGCCCGATGTCTCCGGCCACGTCCACGACGTTCCCGGCATCATCCTTCTTGAGCTCAAGATCACTTCCAGCCAGGCCGGCCAGCTTGCCGAGGCAAGGGGCCAGCCTGCGCACCACGTGCAGCTGCTGAAAGGCATCCATCTTTCCGGCCCGAAAAACCCTATCCTTAACGCTAAATTCCATTGCTCACTCCTAGATGATTTCCGGCGTTCCAGAGCCAAGGACCGTGGAGATCTGGCCCGCGTGGAATGTCCAGGCCAGCTTCCCGCCGTCGACCGCGTACGGGTTCGAGGGCATCTTAGCGAAGGCCACCTGTGTGCAGGTGACGGCATCTCCGGACTGGGCATTGCGGATTGCAATCGTGTTCCGCCCGTGGTTCTGGCTGGATCCGGTCTGGTAGTTGTAGAGGTTCTGCAGCTGGGCATTGACCGGGCTGGTCCGCAAAAGCGTAACCGTCACAGTGCCCGACTTGTCCCCGCGAAGGCTATGCATCACCGAGCCATCCGCACCCACGGTCATAATGTTCTTGTCGCCTGCGGGCTCGATGACGATGCCTTCCTCGGCATTGCCGGACCCGCTGCCAAGTTGAAACGATCCTCCAGGGCCTTCCAGGGCTGCCTGGACATCCAAAAAGCTGTACGCTCCCATGCTTCTTACTCCTTAACGGTTCACGTCCACCTGGACGTCGACAAAGTGCACCGCACCGGCCAGCTTGACCGCAACCTGAATGGGCGGGGCCTTGCGCTGTTCACGCTCGGACTGAGGCTGCTCATCGATAGGCTGGGCGTAGATGTACCACCCGGAGGGCAAGTAATCCCCGCGCTGCAGCTGGCCAAAGCCATCCGCGTTCCAGGTGCCCGGGGCCACCAGGCCATTGTTTACGGCTTCGGCCAATACCTTGGAAATTGTGGTCACGATCTGGTTCACACCGGCGTCGGTCTGCGGGATCTTCGTCTTGCTCTGGTACAAGAGGTTGTAGCATTCGGTCTGAATCGCGTTCTGCAACCAGTCCAGGCCGTGCACTTCGTCGAAGAACGCGCCGTTTGCCATGACGCCTTCCTGCAGGATGGCCGTGTCGTTGTCGTAGCGGACAAAGACGTTGCAGCGCTTGGAGGCCAGCGCCTGAGCCTGGGTCTCGGTCAGCCCCTCGGCCACCACGCCGGGCTCTTGCTTGAACTTGAGAGTGATGGTCGACCTGTTGGCGTTGAAGTTGACAGTGAAGGCCCGGCCAGCGGCAGAGCAGGCGGCGTACTTGTTGCGGCTATACTGAACAAAGGTGCGCAGGCGGGACAGCGCCTTCAGGCGGGAGGCAAGGTCATCTGTTACCGTGGACGAAAGCACCCGGCTGTTCGTGATGGTCGTCATGTAGATCCGGCTCTTGGAGCTGGCTTCCACAAACCCGGCCACAGCTATATGCTCGTCATCGGCGAGGGTTTCCGCAAAGGTCAGGCCGTACCAGTCGCCAGAAGCATCAGCCAGGGCGGCCGCGCATTCCAGCGGGGTTTCCGCGTCCATCCCGGCCACCAGGGGCAAGGCGAGCTCTTCAGTCAGGGCCATGCGCGCGGACAGGTCTGTTCCGGTCCCGGTGGCCTGGGCGAACCCTATCGTCTGCCCGTCACCAGCCGTGACCGAGGAGATGACGAAGCTGGCTCCCGTCCATTCGCAGGCCGCGCCCTCCACCGCCAAGGCTGCGGAAATAACGGATGCAATGCCGTTCATGTTGGTCTGTCCGGTGAAGTCCAGGCCCGTCACCGTCGCCCCGGCGCCATTGATCACAAGCCCCAGGCTGCCGTTGAGGATCGTGTTCCATGCGCTGGCGTCCAGATCCGCGTCCGCAACCAGGCCGCCCTTGAGGTACGCCGGGCTCGGAGTCTTGACCCATTTGCCGATGGCCAGGATCGAAGGCTTGGGGCTCTGCGAAAAGAACAGTTCGGCAGCCGCATATTCGGGAGACTGTACCCCGAAGTCGTCGGCAATGCCGGAGATGCCGGTGTAGAGGCGGATTCTCTCGACGTGGTCAATGACGTCGCTTGCCCCCACAATACACAAGACGCCGAAGTTACGGCGGGCCGCCGCAAGCGGCTGCAGGTTGACCGTCACCTTGACGACGCGGTCCACGGATAATGCGTTTTGAGCCATGATTTTCTCCTGGGCGCTATTCGCCCGTGTTATCTAGCCAGCAGGCCCTGGGGCAGGAGTCGCATCCCGTAGGCACGCTGATTCCCGGCGCGTAAACACGCCCTGAAACTTGTACGATGTTGAGCGTGGGGCATGTCCGCCTGGTCTCATACTGCAGGACCATGAGCAGATCGGAGCGAGCCAGCCACTGGGCACGAACCACCTCGGGAACCTCTGTGATGTCGCTCGCCCTGGTCAGTGCCAGCCCGTGGGGCCGCAAAAAAGCCCTGTTCTGCTCCAGGTGCGATCCGTCCCGCAGGGTCTCGGCCAGGTCCATGGATTCGGGGCCGTAGAAGGACGCGAGAACCGAAAGCTCCCTGGTCGAGACAATCTCATCTTGGCCGTCACCAACTGCAGCGTGCTTGATGACGGGCAGGCCGATCCGCCTATTGCCGACGATGCCGAAGGCACACCAGCCAACCCCAGGCGCTGGAACGCGAGGAACCGCGGCTTGCCACCTCGGCCTCACCAGGTCCCCGGGCAGGCCCGCCACTCCGGCGATGAAGTCATGCAGGATGTCTTCAAGGCTGGACCGGCCAAGCCCCGGGCTGACCGTGAGAAAACCGCCGGTTGCGCTCGTGTTCACGGCTGCACCTCCAGGACCGCCACGGCCTTGGTGAAGCCCGCGTGCTCCCTCCAGGCCTCAGCCGTTGCGACGCGGTACTTGCCGCCACGATAGTGCACCAGGTCGGCCTGGATGGACCCACCACCGGCGGAAAGTTCGGCAGGCGTGAAGATGAGAATGGATTCCTTGGCCCGGTCGCCTTCGGGCAGAAGCTCGCGCTCCTTTCCCGGCGCGGGCTGGATGTTCCCGGCGGCAGAGACCAGGGCCGAAGAAGTCTCCGCTCTGCCTTTGGCACTCACGGTTTCCGTGACGCGCTCGTAAACAAAGGCAGCTCCGCCCATGTCCGGGTCCATCAGGATATCGAGAAGATCCATGCCCATCATCTCACCACCAGGGCAGAATTGCCCTTCTTGCGAACCACGTAAGTGTAGGCCTTGCGAAGCTGGCCCGTGTCGATCAGCGGATTGACCGCGCCGCGTTCGCGGCGGCTCTTGCCATAGGTGGCCACGGTCCGGCCGGACTTGCTCGTGCGCTCCCCGATCTTCTTACGGGCGTCCAGGGTAGAGTCCGCCAAGGGTGGCCACTCGTTGCTCACAAAACGAGCGCGGACAGCGTTCTGCCCGAGGATTCCGATCTTGTTCAGCGCCGTGTTTACGGCGGCCGCATTGCCTATCAATGCCTGCCTGGCAGCGTCCTTCAGGATCTCGACCGCATCCTTTTGGATGTCGTCGATGCCAGGCAAAAGAGAAGGGCGCGGGGGGAGCCCCCGCTCAGGAACTCCAAACTCATGCACGTAGGCCAGGAGCGCATTCGAAGCTCCGGAGTCTCCGGCCGCCTCGCGGGAGGTCTTGTCTTCGGGGACGCCGATGAAGACGTCCTGGGAAGTCAAGGCCGCGAGCGCCTGCCGGACGGCAGACAAGTCCATGCTGACCTGCCTGACACTGAGCTCCGGATTCATACGACCATTCCCCCAGCGCCTACGAGCTGCGCCATTTGCCAATACTGCTTCCCGTAGATGGTATCGTTCCAGTGACCCGCCCCGATGTTGCCAGTGGCCGCAGCCCCGGCCCGGGACTCGCTCTTGGACACGCCGCCCACGGACTTGCTGACCGAGACAACAGGGCCGGCGGCCGCGTCCATGCCGCCGGTCCCGTCCTGTGACTTTATCGCCGCCCGCTCCAGGGTCAGATGATGGGCCGCATGCAGACAGCACCCGTCAGCCCACCAATCCCCCCAGCGCTCCGCAGAAAGCTGCTTCTCAGCCAAGGCCAAGGCAAACAGCACGCGGCCATCCGGGAACAGCTCCACGGTGAACTGGGGAAACGATTCTCTGAATTCCTGTACGGTCGGCACGGTTAATTCTCCTCGGGTTCGGTCTTGGCTTCGGCATCAGGGTCGACGTTACCGGCGGGCGCGTCGGGATCTTTACCCTTGTCGCCATCCGGATCCTGGCCGCTTTCTTTTGCCTGATCCGCTTCAAGGATCATGGCGACCAGCGCGTCTTTTTTCGGGGAGCCCTGTACCTCGATGCCCATTTCGGCAGCCATCTTCTTCAGGCTGGAAACGGTCATCGAACGCAGCTTGTCTTCCGAAAGCCCGGTTTCATCGGCATCATCCGGGAGGACCGCAGCGCGGCCCTCCCGAATGCATCCCTGGACAAACCAGTTCCCGAGCTCTTCTTCAGAGAGTTCATGCACACCGGGCGTAAACACCCGCATCTTCTCCCCCGAGGCAAAGCGAACCGAGAACGTGGACGAAACAGAGATCTTTTTCATGGTTTAATCCCCGTCCTGGTAGGCCAAGGTTTCAGGGTAGACGAATTCCACATGGCCGATCTTGCCGAAGTAGACGGTCAACTGGCTGATGCCGCGATGCTCAAGCGGGGTCTTCTGCAGGGGCACCAGGGGGAAGCGGACGTATTCGGGGCGGCGGCTGTAGACCACGGTGCGATCTTTGCCAGCAGCGCCTCGGCCGGTCAGCCACTTGAGTGGGTGGATTTCCAGGGGCCGTCCGTTCTGGGTGTTGGAAATGCACTGTTCCGCAATGTACCGCAGAAGGCTCTGGCTCCCTGCTTCAGTCGCGGGCTGGAGGAGCCTGGTGAACTTGCGCGGCGAAAGCCGAAGCTGGTCCGGGACGACCGCGTACCCGCTGCGCTCCCATGCCGTGTTGATCAGGTCGTTGATGTCATCAAGGATCATCTTGGAAGTGGTCGTGGGAGCGTTCCAGTCCAGGGTAGAGTTTTCAGCATGGACCGCAGGGTTAGTGCACAGGCCCACGGCACCGACCTGGTCGTCACCGATGTAGATCTGTTCATCCACGTCCATGTTGTACTTGATCTTCATGCCCTCGTACTTCTGGGTATCGAGAGGGCGGCCGACCTTCTGGGCTGCTTCCAGCTCCACCAGGCTCCACCCGAGCTCCATGGCCCACAGGTGCAAAGGAGAGGGCGTCTTGCCGATATCGACCGCGATACCAGGAATGGCCGTGGTCTTCTGTCCGACCCAGTTCTTGCCGTTCGGGGAAATACCACCGGCGGCCGCGAATGTGGTCACGGTGAAGGAAGAGGATTCATCAGCCATGGTCACGTCTTCGCGCAAATCGATGTCGCGGGGCCACGTGACCGAATGCAGGGGGAGGTGCAGCGTCTGGTCGAGGCGTTCAAGCTCTCCGACCAGGAAGGCCCCGGCTGCATCTACAGTGCGTCTGTCATAGGTAAACATTTTCGCTCCTTAGATGTTGAAGGCGATTTCGACATTACCCGAAGCATCGGGCGCGCCCATGAAGATGCACCCGGGCACGGCCACGCCCTGGGACATGGCGATATCCCCGACGACGAAGCTTCCCGTAGCCGTAAACACGACCTTGACGGGCGTGCCCTTGACCGGCGTCGAAGTCTCGGCAGCGGACATCTTCACCGACATGTAGCCGGAGCGCATCACGTCTCCGATCTGTCCGGCCTCGATGCCGCCGCCACCCAGGGCGTTGTCGGCAAGCGCACGAGCCTGAAAAGGGAACGGGCGGGCTAAGAAGCCGTAAACGCCTTTGGCCTCGACAGTGGCCGCCACGATCTTTCCGGCCGCGTCCAGCTGGACAGGGCCGCCGAAAGCAATGGCGGAAGCGGCCACAGTCGGTTCGACCTGGGCGTCCGCCTGGCGGGAGATGTTGCCGGGGAATCCGGCAGGCATACGTTCAGTAAATACAGGCATGTGGCCTCCTATTTCCCAGACAGGGAATCACGGAATTTGCGGTTAAGGGCGTTGATGTCCGCCGGGGTGACGGCCTTTTTGGCGTCTTCCGTCTTGCGCTTACCGGCAAGGGCGTCCGCAGTGCGGGCGTTATTGCGAGCGGCGACGACCTCGGACGCGGCCATGAATGCGGCGTCGAGGGTCAGGCAATCGGCCTTCCCGATGGCGGTTCCTCGCAGGCACCCGTCCACGACCCTGGCGACAGCTTCGTCCTTCATGGCGCTGCGCAAGGACATGCGCTTGACCGTGCAGGCCGAATCGCTCGTATTAAAGCGCAGACCCGGAGCCAGGAGCCCAGCACGGCGCACAATAGCGGCGTCTGCGGTCTTGCGCTTCGCGGCGCTGTCCTTGGCCTTGGCCGGGTCGTCTTCATCGGCGGCCGGATCTTCGTCCTCGGCTTCTTCATCACCCTGGGGGTCTTCGTCCTCGCCAGGCTCGGGATCTTCATCCTCGTTCTTGGGCTGGAGGAGCTCCATCAAAGAGCGCCCAATGACCAGCACCTCCTTCACATTTTCGTTCAGCTCTATGAGCAGCTCGTTGTCACTGTCCGTGGCGGTCTGCTGCTGCTCTTCGGAGGCACCTTCTTCGTCCTTGGCCGCTTCTTCAGCTGCTTCGTCGAGAACGGCCTTCGCCTTAGGGTTCTTGAGCAGACGGTCCAGGAAGCCCGACTTCTTTTTCTTCGGCATGTGAGACTCCTTGTCTTGAATTGCGCAGCGGATGCCGCACCGTCCGTGCGGCACCAACGCGATATGATTGCCAACAATGGCGAACTGCCGCCCAACGCCCGGCGCCATCTCTTCGTATTCGGCGTCATAGCCACACGACACTTCCCGTAAGGGCTTGTCTTCGGTCTTCCCGCCTTGTTTGGGCGCGATCAGGAAAATAGCCTCCTGGTCCGTGATCAGCAGATCCGCGAGCAGCAGATCCGAAGCCTCTCCCTCCCCCTGCCGGACATTCTGAGCATGGCCACAGGCCAGCTCTTTCCAGTTGTCGGGAGTCACAAAGCCTTCGGGGTGGCCGACGGTCACGGGCTTGCCCTCGAACGACGCTACGGTCTCGGGGGCAAAGACATCTTCGGGCAGCCGATACACCAGCACCGTTTCTTCGGTCGCATGCGCGGCAATCTCTTCCGGGAGCTCTTCAGGCAGGTAGTGCATGACCCCGGTCCGGGCGACGGGCACGTCCAGGCACAGAAGATAGCCTTCCGGCGTGATCCGGATATTCTCGGAAAGGGCGCTGGTAGTATGGTAACGCATGAGGCCAACGCTATGCGCGCCGGCCTCTTGGGGTCAGTCGGAATGAATTCAGCGTGAGGAAGGTGGGATTGTAAGAACGAGCGAGCCTAGCAGGACGCTCTGTAAACGGCCCGTAAACGGGCTAGAATCGATCGGATGGGAAAAACCGGGGCGTTGTTCGGCTCTGAGGCTTGAACGCCTCTCATGGCAAATATGGACGTTTTCACGCCGTGGGCTCCAAGGCAGGCTCGCACTGGTCGAATTTCACCGCTCCGGATGCCCACGTGTGCTCCCCATCAACGTCGCCGATCAGGAACTCGGTTTCATAGGCGCGGCCGCCAAGCAGGTCGATTACCCGGCCCGTCGTACCGATCGGAAGCCGATGAACGACCGAATGGTCAAAAACGTCTTCGACGTCCAGCGGCGTGGTCAGGCGGATGGCGCCCCCTTCGCGGATCATGTCGCGCTCCTCTTCTTCGGAATGTAGCAGCTTGTCAGGCGCGGGACGGTCGAAATGTTCCGGCCCGATTTGTCCCTGTCGTAAATCCAGGCGCTGAGCACGTCAACGGTCGTTCCGTTTGGACCCGTAACCGGCGTCAGTATTTCAAAGCGCTCCCCATGCTCATCGGCCTTCCCTCGCTTGGCCGGGAGGTGCGGGGCCAAGGACATGATCTGGCTCTCGATCAGATCCGCATGGCTCGGATCAGCCCCGAGCAGCTTCTTGAACAAAACAGCCTTGGCCCGTCCGCGCGGGTCCGCCGCCTCAGGATCCAGGGAATACGCCGCCAGCTTGCGCCGGTCGAACTTGGCCCGCTCCACGTTGACCAGAGGGGCCTCTGGCACGTGCGGGATGACGTGGCTTGTGGACTGCTTTTCCCATTGCGACAGAGCGGACTTTGTCCCTGTCTCCATCTCTGTTTCCTGTGTGGGCATCGGCGACGCGTAAACGCCGCCCGTTTCCCTCGGGATAACCGGCTCAGGATAGCACCGGCAATTCGGAAACTCTCCCGCATGGCCCGTCATCCTGTCGATCGTGGGCGGGTTGTCCCACTCCACGAACTTGCCTTCCATGGCCCGGTGGCTCTCGCGTGTGTCCCCGTCCCTGGTCGTCCGCCAAATGTACCCTGTCGAGCCAACGGACCGGGCGCGGGCCGTGGTCAAGGCGGTTCCGGCCTTGCTGACTTCCGTCCTGGCGATGGTCAAGGCTCGCGACTGATTGACTTCGCCCGCGCGCTCGATGCGCTTGGCCAGATCCTCAGCCCTGGACCCGGCCGCCATGTTCTCGCGCACAATGCCGCCCACCTGGTCGGCCGCGCCGATGACCATGGAGCGGATCAGGCTGGCGTTCTCCTCGATGCGCTCACGGACGGCATCACCCACCTCTCCCGAAGACAGCAGGGTGCGCACATCCAGCCCCATACGCCCAGCCAGGGAGCGCCACGCCTGGTCATTCTTGCGGCGCACGCCCGTCACCATGCTGGCCGCCGCCTGCCTGGCCCACGGGTCGATCACCTCGGCATATTCGCGCAGCGCCTGCTCAGCCTTCTGAGGATCCCGGCGGGCCACCTCGGCAATCTTGGACGCGACAGCGGTCAGCTGCCGGGCATAGCGCTTCGTAGCCACCTTGGACGGCGCAAAAGACGACGAATTGTCAGCGTCGCCCCATCCCCATGACCGCCCCTGGATCGGGCGATCCCACTTACTGCCCGGCACCAGGCCACCCTCCGGCAAGCTCTTCAGGAAGCCGCCCTTCAGGCAGCGGCGGCACTGAGTCTTCTTTCTTGGCCTCTTCGATGTCCTGGTCCGTGATGCCTTCGAATCTGCCGGAAGTCCGGCTGGAATCCCGCAGCTCGGACAAGGCATGGGCGCGGGTGATGACGCCGCCGGCGTAGAGCGCCGAAACAGCTTGCGCGTCTGCCGTGGCGATTTGCGAGCGTTCCATTTCCGTCGGGCGGTACAAGGACCGGAAAACAAAGTCGAAGCCATCAGGCAGGGGCTTGCCCCATATCGATTGCGACAAGATGGCAAAGAGCGCCTCCATCGGCGCGTGCAGGTCGTCTTCCTGCTTGGTGCTGATCGTGTCGTAATAGGTTCTAAGGTCGGATTCACCAGTGCTGAATCCCTTGGAAGATTGCCCCAAGAGCCGCACCAGGGGGATGCCCGTGGCCCCGGAGATCTGCTCCGAAAAGGCCTGCAGGGCGTCGTAGATGCCCGCGAACGTCCAGCCGTGGGTCGTAAACGTATCGTTCTTGTCCAGCAGCGTGATCCCCTCGTTGGACTGCATTTGGCGCACCATCGTAAACATCTTGAGAAGTGCAGCCTCGGCCTGCCCCCCCGCAGCTAGTATGTCGCGCAATCCATCCACGCCGATCACTCGCAGAAACGAGCGATACAGCATATTCGCAGCCCCATGGGTGGCGCTGTCCAAGGCAAGGATCCGGTCATAGGCGCGGTCGACCATGCTTCCGCCCCAATACTGCTCAGAGCGGCGCGCTTCGTCCGGGAGCTCCACGCCCACGAACCGAATGGCCCGGCTATGGTGGATCGTCTGCCCACGCAGCGCCTGAGCATGCACCCGGTACCCGACAGGATACCCCAGCATCGGCCCCAGCTCGGTAATTCCTTCGTCCAGGGGCGTGACTTGGTGCCGGTCCAGCACGTAAAGCCCACGGAATGCCCCCTTGACCACCGCAGAGACGTCCAGGGGGGTCGATAGATCTTCACCATCGATCAAGATCACGGCGATGGCCCCGCCATAGAGTCCGGCCCATTTGATGGCGTCCGTCAGCCTGGCCTGAACCCCGGTCCTGCGCATCTGTCGCAGAAGTTCTTCCTTGTCTCCCGGGTCCATCTGGGAGCGGATCTCCACGCCGCCGCTGATCATGTCCTCGGCCACAACGTCGATCATGCGGCCCACGACCCAGCTGCTGCGGTACATGTCGTCAAGCTCGATCCGGCTCCTGGTCGCATAGCGCCCTGGGGAGTATCCGCTTGCGGCCAACAGGTTGTCCTGCCCCATGCCCAGACGTCCCGTGAAATTGTCGAAACCGTCTGCGGTGAACTTCTTCCCGCCCGGCTTGTGGTCCCGTCGTCTACCCATGTGCCAAAGCCTCCCACACTTGTAAGCCGGTCTTTTTGCCGGCGGCGTTTACCGCCAAAAAGCACGCCCATGTTCTATCGGCGTGACCGTCAGCGTCGGATTCCGCAACAAAGCGCGGTGCCCCCGTTGGCGACACGACCCGCTTCAACTTATGCAGGTCGGCCCTGATCTCCTTGTCCCCCAGAGGGATGCGAATGCGCCGATCTTCAAAAGCTTCTTTGCCCTGGGTGGCCATGGTCAGCTTGTTCGGGGTCGTAAACAGAACCCCCTCGACTCGCAGACGTCCATGGCGAGCCTGCGCATCTTCAACTGGCTTTTCGCCCATGCCCGTCTGGTCCATGCAACAGCGAATCACATTGTAGCGAGAAAAAACATCGTCAAGTAAACGATCTTGCTCTGCGAACGTGATCCCGCGACGAACAACGACCTCCCTTGTCCACAGGACGTCCCCGACAGGCTCCAGGACCCAGATAACGAAGCGGTCTTTTCGCGCCCCGATGTCCACCCCCACAAAACAAGAGCCCCCGGAATACGCATCTGGAGACCCGGCGCGCTCATGCTCGCAGGAAGTTATCAGTTCATACGGAAGCCAGGCGCTCGCCTCGTCAACCCACTGCAATTCAAATTCTTGGCTCCAAGTGTCTTCATCGGCGCATCCATCGCGCAATTCCTGGATATTGCGATCAAGCCCCTCAGCCACGGCCTGGTGGATGTCTACAATGTGCCGACTCCAATGGTCCGTCTTCCCCGTCATAAGCTCGAAAAACTTGTTCCCTTTCCCGTTCGGCGTTGAAACTATCCTCAGCTTCAGCCCCGGCTTTGAGATCACCGGAAAAAGGGCCTTCCAAATGGCCCGGCTGTCTTTGTGGAACGCGAATTCGTCAAGGAACACATTCGCCGAAAACCCTCGCGCCGTGTCCGGGTTGGCAGGCAATGCCGTCACCCTGGACCCGTGCTTCAGAGCCACCTCCAGGGCTTTGATGCTCGATCCGTCCTCATAGCGATAGCCCGAATCACATTCGATGCTCTCAAAAACAGAGCCCATCGCCCTTAAAGGAAGCTTCAGGCCTTCGTCCATGGCCTCTTTCGCCTGCCGTTCGCCTCGGGACAGAATCACCCACCTGGTGCGTTTGCCAAGCACGTCATGCGCAAGGATGTCTTCGGCTATTTCCAGGGTGGTGGAGAACGTCTTTCCAGTCTGCCGGGCGAACATGCCGATCTTGAACCGTGAATCGTCGTCAACCCACCGACGCTGGAAGGGATAGAGGACGCCCGAGCTCATTACGCCTCGCCTCTGTAAATGGCCTTGACCCGCTCAAGTATTTGAGCCGGGGACAGGCTTTCTCGCTGCGCCTGCCCGGCGGCCTTGGTCACGGCCTTATCCAGCTTCTCTTCGGCTTCCTTGGCGACTTCCGCGCGGATCTTGATAATCGCTTCCTGGTCAAACTTCCGCGCCCGCGCCAAGTGATCTAGGGCCTTGGCCAGGTCATGGGCCGCCTTCGGCTCCAAGAGCACCGCCTTCCCGCCGTCCTGTCCATCCTCCACGTCTCCGATCTGCATGAGCATTTCCGAGACGATGCCGTGCATCATCTCGATATTCGCCCGCATGCTCTTGCTCTCATCCGCGTTGCCAAAGCGCCGGACCAGCGCATCGGCGATTTCCCTGGACCGCCGGACCCGCTCCACAATGCGCTCAAAGTTCTGTTTGTACCGGCCAAGCGCGCTTCTACTGACCTCGCTCACGCCCATCGAGCGCAAGTGCTCAACAATCGAGTCCAGTGTTTGCCCGGATTCCAGCAGGCGATGAATCTCTTCGCGGATCTCAGGAGGGAGCCTCTTCACTGTTGATACTCTTGGCATATCAAGACCTCGGTCCGGGACGCTTGACGCCGGGCACAGCAACGCGGCCCTGAGCCACGTCAAGCCCTCGCGCGGTTAATGTTACCACCAGAACCGGCCCGACAGACTCGGTTTCCACCAAACCTTGTTCCACAAGCCACCACACCTCTGTGTCCACTTGGTCGCGACTCACACTATGCCCGTAGGCATCAAGCGCGGCCCGCAAAACAGAAGTGTTCAGCCGGTATGCTGGATCCTCAGACAGAAAACGGAGAATGACCAGGCGGCGATCCTCTGTGATCAAATTCTTGAAGCTCACTTGTCCCCCTTCAGATGGTGCTCCATCAATAATTGCACAGGATGCTCAATGCGCTTTAGTATCTCGCTCTGACCTTCAAGTTTTGCGAGTAGCACTTTATTCGAGCCCCGAACCTCTTCCATGGCCACTTGCATTTTTGACCATGCTGCAGGCCTGGGCATATTCCCAATGTCCGCCTCAGCTGCCGCAACCCTGTGCGCCAAGTCTATGTGGCATTTCGCCATACCGTCCCGCTCCCTTCCACAGTCGACACGCCGGACAAACTCTTGGCGCATACTCCAGAGCACCCAGGCCAGGAGCAGCTGCACAACCGACAAAACGAGCGGGGCCCAACTTAAAATTGAATCGATCACCAAGGTGCCTCCTTATCAAATTCTTCCTGGCATTCCCGGCAGCGGCGGCACCCCTGGATAGCCAGGCGCCTCTTCTCCGGGATCTCTTCCCCGCAATCCACGCAGTGGGTCAGGCTCTCCCGGGCGGCTGCCTTCGGCCGCCTCATGCTCGCGAGCGCCCCTTCCCGGAATAGGCGCTCGGCCTTTTGGGCCGCGTCAATTTCGTCCACTATCGCCTCCAGACTGGGCCCCGTAGCACTTCACGCAGTCTTCCAGGGCCTTGGCGTACGACCGAAAAACGTCGTCTCGCTCCAAGAAAATTTCCACGGACAGCGCGTGGTCGAACGGCAGGGCCGGGTCCAGGGCCGGAATGGCCGGGCGGGATGGAGCCGGGCACTCTGCCACGGGCAAGGCCACGACAACGGGAGCGACAGGGGCCTTCGCCCCGCACCCGGCACTACCAAGGACGGTTAAGGCGAGTAGCAGCACTGTGACGCGTCGCATCATCCACCACCTCCCTGGCCTCTGCTTCCGTGCGCTCGCGCGTCCGCATGGCCGAAATGATTGCTTTCCTGGCCTCGGCATCGGCGCGGGCCTGTGCCTCCCTGACAAGCGCCGCCCGGACATTGTCCTGTAGGGCCTCGGTGGCGTTTCGCGCCTGATCCAGGGCAACCCGAAGCCCGGCCGTCTCTCTTTTGGACTCGGCAAGCTCCGACCTGGTCGCGGCGTGCTGGACTTCCTGGGCTGCGAGCTCTCCGCCAAGGGCCGAAACCTCCGCCTCGTGGCGCAAGTCCTGGACGTAGAGGGCTGCCCCGGCCCCCAAGCTGACAAGCAGAAGGACGGCAACCCAGAGCCACGTGGAGCCAAGGAGCCGTCCGGCCAGAGGGAGCAGGCTACCGAGCATCACAGCCCCCACGCCCCCAACCGGCGGCTTGGTAAAGGGGCCCCCAGCGGTTCAGGATCCGCTCTGGGTAGCCCCTGTTTTCTTTGAAATTCGCGGCGGAACGCCCGGAGTTGAACCGGGTAACATCGTTCCAGCTTAGCGGATTCGCCCTCCTGGACGCGGCCAGGCGTTGGTCCCGCTGCACCCACCCCAGCCCCCCGTTGTATGCCGAAAGCGTAAACGCCCATCGGTCACAGTCCGAGGCGGCCAGGACCCTGTTCCAGATCCACTTGTCGTAAACAATCATGGCCCTGATGGACCACGAGGCAGAGAACGGCATAGGCTGCCCTGTCTGCGGCGCGACCTCGGGCAGCCAGCGCGATGTAGTAGGCATGAATTGAGCCAGGCCCTGCGCGCCCACTGGCGACACGGCCCGCTCGTTCCATCTGGACTCTTGGTGGATTTGGCCCGCGAACGTGGCTACCGGGGCGTCAAGCCCCCACTGAGCCCTCGCCTCGCGAATGAGGAGGGCGCGGTGCTGTTTGGCCTGGGCGGGAATGAGAGGGGAGGCCACGGCCTCCCAGACCCCCCACCAGAAGAGCGCGCAAAAGGCCAAGACGGCCATCAGGCCCCAATTCGGCCTCATAGCCCAAGCCCCACGGCCAGCATGCCGATAGTGAAGGCCAGGGCCAGGCAGACCACGCACACGCTGAAAATCCGCTCATAGCCGTCGGCAATCTCAAAGTCCGCTCCGCCCTTGACGTCCGCGTCCGGATCCTCGCGCCAGTCCGTCGCCAGGTAGCGCGAGGGGTTCGCAATGGGCACCAGGGCCAGCCAGACGCACCCGCCGACGACGCCACCAAGCGGGGCCAGCAAAAGCTTGTAGAGCACCACCGGGAGCTGCTGCGGGCTATACAGCCACACCACGCCACACAGGGCCACGATAGCGATCAGGCAGTACACGATCTGGAACCTGGTTGTGCTCAAAAGGCCATCCAGGCTCTTGGTCACAAGCGGCAATAGAGAGCCCTGGACAATGCCCAGGGCCTTGTCCCTGATCCTGCCGATGCCCTGGGCCACAAGATCCCGGAAAAAATTCAATGCATTCTTGAACATAAAAAAGCCCTCCTAGAGCTGGTGATACTCTTGGAGGGCCTTGTGGGATAAGGCGAAATGTTTCGGGGTGAAGGGATCTTGTTCTGAATATCGCTTACTTCGTTTCAGGGTGATCGACAAGAGGGTCCTTCGATCTGATCGGCAAGGGCAACTGCCTTGCCCCCGCCGTCGCACTGGAAACGATGTACACGTACCGGTCCGTAACGCCGCATTGTTCCGCTATCTCGGCCTTTGTCAGCCCTTCGGCAAGCAGCTGCAGCACCTTGGCCTTGCAGTGTTCGCGGCGGCCGTTCGGGACCACGATATCTTCCCCAGGATAGGACACGCAAAGCGCCTCCATCCCGTCCACGCCGACCAGCTTGGCCAGCCAGTGGTCCGGGCTCGCCTGGCGAGGGACATAAAACTTGATGCCGCCCTTGCCCCTGGTCAGCACCAGGGCCATGTCGTCACCGAGAATACTCACGAGCTCGGGATAGCTGACCCACATTACTGCACCCTCCGCCCGTGCTTGTGGGCGTCCCGGATCAGGGCCACGATCACGCCGCGCAGCTCCAGGGCAGAAGCATCCTCAAAGCTCTTCACCTTGCCGCCGGTCTGACGCTTCAAGATGGCCATGGCGTAGCCCCAGGGGACGTCCGTGCCTTCGACGCGGCCCTTCTCTGACAGCAGCGCCTCGATCTTGCGGATCTGCGCATCAACGTCATAGGGATCTGCGCTTTTGCGGCGCGGCGTAGGCTGGAAGCCCAGGCGCTGAAGGTGCAGAAGCAGATCGTTCAGGCCGGTCATTTCCAGATCCTTGCTCGAATCCACGCCGAAGCGCTCCGACAGGATACCCCTGTAGATCTCATCATCCAGCCCCAGGCGCTGCTTGGCGATATGCACCTTGGCCAGCATCGCCTTTTGGTTCTCGCGCTGTAGCCCGCCGCGTTTACGGGGCGCGACCTTGGCCGGGTCCTGTTTACGGGCCGGGGCCTTGGCCAGCGTCGCCGGGTCCACGGGCTTTCCGGTGAAAATCGATAGAACGGTCATCTTGACTCCTCGGCTGCTCATCAGGCCCGGGCCGCCACGCCCGGACGACCTCCCGCAGGAGGTTTCGCTCATCTTCTACTTGCCGTCCCGTACTCCTCAAGGGGCGTATCCAGGCCCTTGCGGACCGCTGTCCAGCACTCGGGGCAGCGCCTCCAGTACCCGGGAGAAAGGGCCCGGCCACAGTCCGCGCAGTGGCGGACGTTTCTGTTCGCCGCCGTGTCCTTCTTCTTCGGCTCGACCAGCCTCAGCTTCGGGCGGCACTTGAGTTTCTTCTCCGCCTCGGCCTCAGCCCGGAACCTGGAGATAAGCTCGCCAGTCGGCACGAGCTCGACGCCCCAGACCTGCAGCATCGCCACCCTGATGATCAGGGCCGTAATCCTGTTTTCGTTCTTGAGCCTGACCGGGTAGAGGGCGGAATACGGGTTCTTTCCACCGGGAATGCACGGCTTGCGCAGCCCCCTGGGGCCACGAAGCCGCCCGTGATTCGAGAGCTCATAGCGTGCGTCCTGCGGGAGCGCGCGCCACTCCTCGACCGACGGGACAGCCACAGGGGCGGGCTTGGGCGCGCCCGCCTGGCGGCGCTCTTTTTCGGCCCGGCGCGCGGCGGCGCGGCGCTCTTCCTTGTCCGCCCGGACGTCAGCGCAAACCGCAACGATCCATTCCCGCGTCGGCTCCAGGGAGATGTCCCACACCTTGAGCATCGCCCTCTGCACGGTAATCGCGCCCGTGCCGGACAGCGTGTACTTGGCCGCCCTCGGCAGGCCGGATCCGATCCATGGCTTGCACAGGCCCATTGGCCCCATCATCCGCCCCGTGTCGCTCAGCTTGTACTTGGGGTTCCAGGGTACAATTCTCCAGTTCACAGCCTTTCCTCCTTCGCAACGATATCCTCAGCGGCGACGTACCGCGTTCCACCGTAGACCGTCACAGGCACCATCCAGCGGCCGTCATGGGCCAGGATGAACGGCCCAACCGTAAATCCACCCTCGACCCGGGCGCGCCCTTCATCCTCGATTCGCACGCTGACCCTGGCCCCTCTTCGAAGGCTTGGGCGTGGTGCCGGAACACCCACTGCTCCCAGCGCAGCCGAGGCGACCAGGTGGGCAAGCCCGTCTCGGTCCAAAAAGAGCGCTTCACCCTCGGGGCCGTCATGCCAGCGACGGTCGACACGGACACGGAAAAGGCCCTCAGGGCCGCCGTGGATCTCCGCCGGGGACAGTTCAAAGCGGGTCCGTTTCGTGCCCATCCTTACACTAAAGCCGCCTGTGAAAATGCGATTATCCATGCAAAGCTCCTCTAAACTCGGTCGCCCATGAACAAGGCGAGAAACACGAAAAGAATCGAAGCGGCATTGTGCTCCAAAGCCAAGATGAAGGCGATAATTACACAGACCGCCCTCATGCCTGCCGACACTCCACGGCATGGGCGTCACGATAGTGCGAAAGAATCTCCCTGATGCGGTCAAAGTCTTCCGCCACGACAGTGCAGCCAAGGCTTTCAAGCATGGGCTCGGCAGGCCCCATGATGATTGAAGTCCGGCGCTCAGCATTATCCCATGCCAGGAGTGGGGCCAGCGCCGCTTCCAATGCTTCCAGATTCTTGCGCGCATCCAGCAGTTCCTTGTTCTGCGTCGTGAGGATCTGCCGGTGGCGCTCGCTTTCGGCCAACTCGGACCCGAGGCCACGAAGCTGCTCTTCCTGAGTCGACAAGGTGCCAAGAGCTGACCGAAGATAGGCATCCTGCTCTTCAAGACGGTCTGCAATGGCTTGCAGCACACGCTGGCTAAGGGGTTGCTTGTTGGCGCGGATGTGGTTGATCATGTCGGTTGTGTTCATCGCTGTTCTCCTTGACGTGTTTTGGTGACAACGACGGCCCAATCCCCAAAATCACGGCCTGCCTGCGTAACGCCGCCCAGCTCAAACTTCACGTCGGTGGCGTTGCACTCATGTGCCCAGCAGCAGATTAACAGCGCAGCCGCCTGTATCACGATACGATCCGCCTGTTCTGCAGCTGTGCTAATCGTCGCAATACTCTTTTTCACCAACTTGCCGATCGCCGCATCATCAAGATCGCTCCACAGAGCAGCTGCCTTCTCTTCGTCAGTCAATATCAGCTCTGCCATTGTCGCCTCCTTCTTTTTTGCTAACGCCAAGCCTTTCCCGCCATCCCTTGATCCCTTCGGACAAGGGCACGATGGGCTTGTCGTCATGCTCCGGGTCCCGGCGGCGCTGTTGCGGCTCCTGGGGCCTGAATTTCGCTTCGTTTTCCTTCTTCACGTTGCCCTGATGCCAAGCCTTCTCTGCGATCTCGTAAACAACAGCGCGCAGATAGTTGTGGCCATCCAGCGGCCGTTCCAGCTTGCCCTGAGCGTCCCGGTCCAGCATCGCCTGGATGCCCTGAGCCCAGAACTCCGGGCGGCTCGGAACCACGCGCTGGCTCTTCCAGCTCATGTCCTTTTCGGCCACCAGGTCGGCGAGCTCCGCCACGATCCGGCCCACGCGCTCCCATGTCAGAACCCTGGTGGACGCTGGCTTGCGGAACATCCCGAGGTACGCCCAGCAAAGGCGCGGCAGGTCGCCGGGCAGCTTGCCGACGGCTACCACGGCCCGCTTGGCATCGTCGTCCACCAGGAAGGATTCCAGGGGGCCGTAACCCCCGCAGACTGGGCAGGTGGCTTTCATGCTTCCACCAGCTCGATGGACTTGAAGGTCTTTTCGTAGTGAGTGCGGACGGCGCGAACTGATGGGAAGTACGGATAAAAACACACGAATTTTTTATCTATATCCCCGAGATACTTCTTTGCTTCACGCTTTCCGAAGCGCTTTGCGAACTTCGCGGCGCCATCCCGCTCTTTTTTTGGCCAGAGATAGCGTTCGTGACGCCTCATGTAAGCCTGTTCCGGGCAGGGTTTCGTGACATCAAGCCACGCACCTTTCGCCCAGCCATCAACAAACACCAGGATGACCATCTTCATTTTGTCAGTACGGACTGCCAGGTCCACGTCCCTGCCATCCACACGCAGGGACATCTTGGCACCTGGAAAGCGCAGCCTGTCTTCAATCTTCTTCCAATCTTCGCGCTTCATTCTGCCCGCTCCACCGTGAGAATTGCCGCATCGTCGAGAAGGGCAAAGGCCTCTTCGTCGTGTTCGGTCTCTTCGACGCCCATGACCAAATACTGAACGTACCTGGTCAATTCGTCTCCAGAAACGGCTTCAAGCGTTGACACTTTGAGCAGTACGGTTGTCATGCAGCCACCTGCCCTTTGCTTTCCTTTAAACGCTGGTTTGCTTCGCGAACCAGACCCATGAGATCACCGCCGAACCCTTCGAGCTCCAAAACGGCATCCACCGCGCGGTCCTGCTCGTAATGATCCTCGAAGTTGCAGCGGTGTTGGAGGGTGCGGACAACGCTCTTTACGTTGCCAAGATGCTCCTTTGACTTCTGTTCGACTTCTGAGAGTAGCCAGCTCAGGACTTCAGCTTCGCACATAGACTCATCTTCTCCTTGATTCGTTTCCATTCCCATGCGCAGTATCTCTTCCCGTCCGCAGCGGGCGGGAACACTGTCTTGCCGCACCAGCTCTCATCCTGCCCGTTTCGCAGCTTTCGCCCGATCCACGTAGCGCAGAACTCCTTACAGAAGGCGCGGGGCACTTCGTCGATCGTTAGGGTGTTTGCCCTGGTGATTGCTTCTGTTCCGCCCACTTAAAACCTCCTCGCTGTTTCGATGGTGGCGACGAACCCCAATGGTTCGCCGCCACTCTTGATTCAGCCACCCGTCTCGTGGGTGCTACGGCGCGGTCACGGCCAGGAGGGACCGCCTGCGCTGCAGGTGTTGCCGAGGTGTATGTGTCCCGACAGGGGCACCGCCTGCTGGCCCGATCGTGACGGCGAGAGACCTCGCCGCCACTCGGGGTCAACAGGCTAGACCGCGGCCATATCCAGTGGAACGGCCGTGTAACGGTCCCCTGCGACGCGCTCGTACAACCTGAAGTAGGCCGTGGTGCCCGTCACCTGGAGGCTGTCGGAGATGGCCTCCATGGCCCTCAGCCAGCGGTCGTCGTCGATGTTCAAGCGGCGCAATCCCAAGATACGGCCCGTATTGATCTTCCCTTCTCGGTCGACCTGGAAGGCGTCATTTATGAGCGCCTGCAGCTCTGTGCGGCTGCCCTTGGTCCACTCCCGGATGCATTCGTCGATCAGGGCCTTGGCCGCCTGCAGCCGTTCGTCAAAAGACAGGTTTTCGCTGATCTGGCGACGGAGCTTGTAGCGGCCGTCAAAGCTCATCAGCGTCACATTGCCTTTCTGCCCGCCCACCTGGGCGTCGTACTTTTGAGCAGCCAAGGACACGAAAGCCTCAATGTCGCCCATGATCTCCGCCTTGAGCTTGCGTATCATCTCCTGTGCGGCTTTGATCTTCTCCGCCTTCTCTACGACCAGCTCATCCCGAGCCAGGTCGATGGGCTGGATCTGCTCCAAGGGTACCAGGTGCCCGGCAGCGTTCTTCTTGTAGCCTTCCATCACATTGCCTCCTTGAACTCGTTGTCTTCGATCACTTCGGGTTCTTCTGCCGTTGCCTGCGCTGCGGGGCGGGGCACCACAAGGTTCCGCTCCATCTCTTCCGCCGTGTCCGCAGCTGCTGCCAAGTTGGAGCGCACAATGCGGATCAGCGCCGCCTGCTCGTTTCCCACCTGGTGCATCAGAACTCCCAGGGCCGCCGCGTTGTTTCTGATTTCGTTGCTGACCATTATTTTTTCCCTCCGTGGGGGCATTCGCCACGGCAGGCCCGGAACAGCCTGACCGAGAGCGGGTTGATAGATGAAAAAGGTTGATCTTGATTTTGACGACAGCGCTCGGCGCTGATGTGGCCAAGGACGGGGCATTCAACGCCGCCCAGGACTGCCTCCACGCGGGCCTGGATGAAGTCCAGGCGGGCGTGGTGGGCGTTGCGAATTGCCAGCGACACCAGGGCCGGGGAGACGCCCAGGGAGGCGGCTACGGTGCGCATGCTGGACCTGTCGCAGGCCTCGGCAAGCGTCACCACCCACTCCGGCAGGTACATGGGCAGGACTTCGCCCCAGCCCGAAAGGGCCAATTTCATTGCGCTTGGCCGTTTCACAGGTCGTCCCTGCCTTCCGGATCAGAGGAGTAAACAACCTTGTCCGAGTTCGGGTCGAAAAGCTGCTTCACGCGCAGGATCTGCGGGGCTTTGGATCCGGTGAAACGGGCGCGGATGAAGCGGAACCGCTCCCCGGACTGCAAAAGGTAGCCGCCACGGGCCAGCCAGCCGCAATAAGTCTTGGCCTCGGAATAGGCGACGGGGGCGCCGGGGATGCTGGCCGCGTGCATGAGCTCCCTGGTGGAGAATTCGCCCAGGATCTGCATGGCCTTCCACATCCGGTTGCGGCCAGATTCGGGCAGCATGGTCCCGTCCTTGCGGACGCGCGGGGCGCGCACGCCGGTGTCGCTAATCAGCTCGAATCGCATCGGCTCGAACCGAACAGTCAGCCCCTTGCCCACGATCCCGGCCCGGACCAGGCCGACCAGGTAGTCCTTGGCCTTGCTGTCCGAAATGGCGGCGTCGCGGTCCTTGCCAGTGTTTACGGCGCGGCATAGGTCGCGGATCGTAAACACTCGCAGCTCGCGCATTGCCGCCCACAACCGCTCCCGGTCGGTCAGCACTCCCGCCGGGGAGCAATGCCTTGCGGGTGCCTGACTCATGCGTTCCTCCGGCGGCTCGGGGCCTCCCCGGTGTACAGTTCGCGGGCGCCCCAGGCGGCCAAATCCATCACGTCCCGGCCTTCCACCTGAGCCTGCTCTTCAATCCGGGCGATGTTCACGCAAATTCTGCGCACCGAGCCCCCGGCCACGTCATGAACCTTGGCCAGCAGGTCGTCCGCAATCTGTACCTTTGTGGAGTGCAGTTCGGACAAGGTCTTGCAGTCTTCAAGGCTTGCTGGCTGGGCAGGTGCCCAATCCAGCACGCGGCCGTGGAAACGCTCCCAGCGCTTCAGCTTGCCCGGCAGGCCCTCTTCCCCGATCAGCATCACCGGGGCCTGGCTGGACTCATAGATGTCCCTGATGAGCTCAATGGTGCCCCTTTCGGCCAAGTAATCCACTTCGTCGACGATCAAGGGGCGCTTGCTCAAGGCCAGCTCTTCCGCGATTTGGTCCGACATCTCGGCCACGGTCTTGGCCGGGAGAACGCCCAGGCCCTTCAGAATGGCCTGGTGGGCCGCCTTGCGGGTCCAGCTGCTGCGGGCCTGCACGTAGACGGCGTCACAGTGGATCGTGGCCACCGTGGCGGCCGTGGACTTGCCGTAGCCGCTGGGGCCGTAGAATACGACGATCCCAGGCAGGTGCGCAGGGCGCGTGATGGCTCGCCTCAGAGTGGACAGGCACATAGCGACGTTTCCAAGCGGTGCTACCCCGGGGCCGGGGTTGGGGACTAGGGACATGACAGGTTCTCCTTGAAGGTTGTGGTTAAGGGCCTTGCGGCCCTGGTCGATAATTCTGAAATTTTAACCGGTTGCCGCGCAGATCTGGTACATTCGACGGAAACCATCCGCCTCAAGGCAGGCCGCGTAAATGCGGGCCCACTTGGCCTCCGCTTCGGTCAGATCCTCGCGCGCCTGGAGAGCCAGCAGCAGCTTGTAGCGCTCCTGGGCAGTCGCCGGGGGCGTGAAGCCGGGGACGATCTCCCGGGACTGCTCGGTGACGGCGACGGCGGGGATATGGGCGTTCGCAGCATCGGCTGCGGCTTCGAGTTCTGGGGTGGTGTAGACGGTGGAGCGCTGGTCGACGCCCTTGGCGCGGATGGCCTCTGCCCGCTTGCGATGGTGCTCGCGGATCACGGGCATGGCCTGATCCGCCTCGGTCAGTTTGGCCATGGCGCGCATTTCCTTGGATATGGCCTTTGGCGTTGCCTGGCTGACCCGACGCATGGCCTTGGCCTCTGCGCGCATCTGTTCAGCACTGAGGTCATCGGTCCGCTCTGCCCGACACAGAAAGTTGCCGTCATCGTCGAACACATACGCCCAGGTCAGATTTGCAGGGTCCATCCGGACCTGAACACGGTGGCCGACCAGGCCGCCCAGCTCCGGAGCCACATAGACGCCAGAAGAGCAGCGCAGGCCTTTCTTGCCCACTTCCCGGAAGCCGCCCCCGCTAGCCAGGGGCACAAGCAGAACGTCCAGGGCGCGTTCGTTCTCGATCCGCCGGACCGGCATGATCCAATCCTGGGCGACCTCCCAGGGCGTGCGCCCGTTCAGGCCGCTATGGGGGCGATGTGCATAGGTGTTTTGGCACCAGTCGTTGCAGAATTCCTGCAGCTCCTGGGGCGAGAAGGCCATGGACAACTCCTGGGGGTTCTTGCGGTCCATGAGGCGCTTGGAGAAGGTCTCGCGCTCGCGGATCTCCTGGCGTGTGGCCACATTATGACCCACGTATGCGGGGCAGATCGTCAAAAGATGGTGTGAAAAGGTGCGGAATGCGCGCTCGATGGCCGGTTTTAAGTCGGGCCGGAACGGGGGCAGGATGGTGTGAACAATGCCAAGTGCACCAAATACTTGCTGCTGGTATGCGGAAACGTATGAACCGCCATTGTCAGTGGTGACTCCCTCTGGGACGCCCCAGTCCAAAATACAGCGGCGGCTCAGCGCGCCCACGTCACGCGAGTTTTCAGAAGGAGCGACTTCTAATTTCAGGCGGCGGTCAAAGATGTTGATCACGCCGATGATGGAATACCGCTTACCGTCGGAGAGCATAATGTCTGCTGGGGTTCCGTCATATTCCCAAAGTTGATTTTGCCTCACGATTAACTCGTATTTGTCGCCACAGGCGGCCATGAAGCGGCTCCGCCACTTGTCCGGGGCCTGGATGTACATCCAGTTGCCCGGATTGGCCTTCTTCCACGCGCTGACCCACGCCTGCAGGCGGCGCAAAGATGGGACTTTCTGAAATTTTGCTTCAAGCCATTCGCGGATGAGCGCTGCCGAGGCGTTGGGGTGCTCGGCCATCATGCCCAGGATGGATTCGCGCATCAGGGGGGTGCTTTCGATGATGCCCGTGCCCTTGCGGTGCTTGCCAAAGTCCCCGCCAAGCGCAGCAGAACCTTCTTTCTCCTCTGTTTCCAGCCAGTTCTTCACAGAGTTCGGACTGAAACTCGGGAGCTCCTCACGCAGCCAGGCCTCCGCCTCAATCTCGCCAGCAGCCCACCGGACGCAGAAGGCCTCGCGGCATGGCGTGTCCGCAAGGTTGGCCTTGGCCGAGAACGCCTTGTAAATGGAGATGATTGCAGTCCTTGTCGTGAACCTGATCTTTTTCTTGCCCTTCAGCTTCATAATATCGGCCAGGCCAGCTTCTTTGGCCGGGGTGATGGCTGGCGGGGTGTAGGGGCACGACTTGGTGGCGATGGCCACGCGGACGTCCTCGGGGAGGTCTGCGACTGAAAACAGCTTGGCCCTGCCTTCCCATATTGCCGGCCATCCTCCTTTTTTTGCCATCTTATCTACAGCCTGCCTGGAGCAACCCAGGATCTGCCCGATGTCTGCGGCAGAGAGTGCCTCTTTTTCACTGATGGGCTGATCTACTTTGGCCATCAGGCAGCCCTCCGCGCTTCAGTCCGACCCACAAAATACTCCCTGGGGCAGCCAAGGTTGATGAAATATTCGTACACCCTGGTGCTGGTGCTGTGACCGGTAATAAAGCGCTGAATCATCGTCCTAGACAGGCCCATTTCCTTGGCTATGTCGGCTTGCCTGACGCCGTTCAGCGTCATCCACGCCTTGATCCGGCGTGCATTTTTTTCGCTCATCATCATGCTCCCAGCCTTTCTAATAGGGCGCGCTTCTTGGAGGAGCGTTTACGCTCTTCAATTAGGATCTGTCCGTATTCGGCCAGGACCATGGTCTCTTCGCCCGCGAGCGCATGTCCCGTTCCATCGAGGACGGCCGAAATCAGGCCGAAGTCCTGGGTGATCATGCAAAATGCAGAGGTCAGTTCTAGCGGGAAACGCCACTCGCGCTTGGCTGCCGAACACCAGTTGTGAATGTGATTCACTGAAACGGCCTCCCCGGTCAGCCGGGTCAGTTCCTGCGCCACCTCCTCTCTGGAGAGTTGGCAAGCCGCCAGCGCCTGTGTCAGCGCCTCGCGAATGGCCTCCTTTCGGCATAACCTACCGGCACGAATGGAGTTTGTACCTCCGGAATGCAGGGGGAGGAGGAGCTGCCTTGGAGCAGTGTCCGAGGTCGTGCGTTTTTTTGTCATTGCTCGTAACAACGCTGCTTGTTAGAGGTTGTTAAATTAAGTTTTTTTGTAAACTTCATGGGAAGAGGAATAACCGGTTAATTGCATGGCAGTCAAGCCTAAATCCGGTTGCTCATAGTATTATCCGGAAAAAACCAATGAAAAGCCAGAAAGACAAATCAAATCAGTCTGTTGACATAGAAAAAGGGCATAATCATCAGGTTGCTCAACCGGTTGCTCAAGGTGTCGAAACCAGAGCAACCGGATGGTCTGATATCCTCGAAAGGATGAAGGCAGTCGCCGGTGTAAAAAGCGACACGGCCCTTGCGAGAGTCCTTGGAATTAACCAGTCCAGCGTGTCTTCCGCCAAGGAGCGGCAAAGCATACCTTCGGCGTGGGCCATGTTGTTGTCCGAAAAGTTTGGCGCTTCGATCGACTGGCTATGGACAGGTGAAGGAGAGATGAGGCGAGGCGGGGCGCAGTTCGCCAAGATTCGACCAGGCGAGAGGTGGGACGACCCGCTCCCTGGCAGCGAAGACGGCCCGCTTTGGAAGGCAGGCCTGTACCAAAGGCACAAAGAAGAGCCAGCGCCCCAGCCGTCCATATATAATGATAGCGAGGGAGAGGACTTCGATCTGGCCGAAGTGTTGGCTCAAACCCTGGACATCCTCAAATCAAAGACCGTTTACACGACGGCCATCGTAAGCAATATCAAGGCCTTTCATAAGGCCATCACCACCGAAAAGAAGATCGACGAAATGCAAGGGCAGCTGAACCAGGCCCTTTCGTCCTTCCAGGATCAGCTCGACAAGACGAACCAGCTCGTTCAGGGCCTACAGTCCGAGAACGCCCAGCTCCGGCACGACCTGGAAGAATCCCGCGCTGCATCATCAATTCGGGACACGGGTTAGGCTGCATCACCATAGCAGCATGTTGAAAAATTCCTTCCGACGTCAGAGCCAAAAATTGACATCGCCGTCATCCTGGCCGTAATCAATTCAGAGAAAATCATGCATTCATCGGAAAATTTCTTTAAGGTGCGTATTCCGGTCCAAACTGACCACGGATTCCGGCGGAAACTGACCACCGATTCCACGGGAAACTGACCACGGATTCCACGGCAAACTGACCACCGATTCCGGAACAAACTGACCAGCCCAAACGGCGTCAGACTCGGTGGAAAAATTCGCAGCGGATGCGGCGCTGGATAACTCGGGCATACTCCTTTTCAGGAGGTGCCCATGCCCAATTCGAGGTTATCCATGCGCAAGATCAAAGACGTTTTACGACTGCATTTCGACCGGGACCTGTCCGCACGCCAGATCGGCCTCAGTCTCAAGATCTCACACAACACCGTCTCCGAGTACCTACGCAGGGCTCAGGTTGCCAACCTCAGTTGGCCGTTGCCGCCAAGCCTGTCCGACTCAGAGCTTGAAAACCTGCTCTTTCCATCCCTGCCGCCAAGTTCCGTGAAGCGA